TCAATTGCTTTGAGGATCCGCGCAAACTCCGACATATCCTTTTCAACGAACTTGAGTTTATACAGCCGCTCTATAAGCTTGGACGGACTACTTACCCCTAGATGGGTTTCAACCTGGATGGCTGCCTTGGTTAACTCCGCAGGTAATTGCTGGGGCTGGTTATTCTTACACCATTGATAAGCTTTGGAAGCTGCGCGGTAACAGGGGAAAGCTCGAAGGGCCCCGGAGGTACCCTTTAATTTCCCGAAGTCCGTTCCCTTTTCGTACTTCTTTGCTTCTTTGGGATTCTTAGCAAAGAACCGTTTTACTCCCTCATGGGTCAGAGTATCAGCCCCTTTCAGTTGAACTATATATTGTTCAGCCGTACCCATGAACGGGGTCTGTGGATTACTGAATACCAGCCCCTTTTTAATAGCTGAAGGGGTCAACCTATAATTAATAAGCTGGTAACCCTGGGCCTTGTTTGGTTTCTTAACAAAGTCCTTGTGACTGTTACCAATATGCGCGGCGTCCGACGAGGTAAGATACCCGGCCCCATGCATAATCGATTTGATAACAGGGTCAATACCTTTGCTTTTCCCCATCAGGGCCACAGTTGCTAGGAAAACATTATTGCAAATAGAGCCCTCTATAACTTGAATGGCTTTCTTGGCTGCCTGGACACCAGCAGCAGCCCCAATACTAAGAGACCCGATAACCTGGGCATTATCAGCATCTATCTTGGTACCTTCGGGTAGCTGGGGTATGTCGACCGATATAACTTGGTTGGCAAGCTTACTAGTGGGAAATACGTCTTCTTTGGTTAATGGGGTTTTCTTCTTTTCCCCTTTTGCGGTCTCAGGGGCTGCCATAGCTGCCGCTATTGCTGCGTGTTTCGCTTTAACCTTTTTCATTCGCCCTGATACTGGTTGGGTTACCTTCTTTTCCTTGGTTACGTTGGCCGTATGGTCCTGGTGAGTTTCATCTGTCCAGTAATCCTGGATATATAGCGCCCTGGTTTCCGGGTATTTAGTATCCAGTAGTTTCTTCATTTCCCTTTTGACCAGGGTCTTATTGGGTTTTCCGGTTTTGGGTGATTTAGCATTGAAGAGAATTGCCGGTACTTCCTGATCCGAAAAGGCTTTATGTAGGTAGATATTCAGATCCGTGCAAGCATCGTGCAGAACCTGGAGTTCTGAGGTGGTTAAAGTACATGGGGGCCGTATGGCTTGTTGCTGTTTCCCTGCCAGATCATCCAGGTGATTTTGATCTGCTGCTAATTTAGTCAATACGGCAGCCCTTTTACCCGGTCTCGTGGTCTTTCTAGATGTATTTGTTGCGGTCATATTGTGGCCTATCTTGTTGGTTTCAAAGGGAATATAGCTTCCCCCGTCCCCTTATGGGGAGCCCTAAGTATATCAACAAGCGTATGACTTGCAAGGGTTATATAAGGCCAGCCCCCCGGTTGCCGCTGAATAAATGCGTTTATTTGGGTGGGTGGTCCTGGTGGTCCTGGTGGTTACTTTGGGGTAGTTGCAAAAAATAGGGGGAGACAGACAGACAGAGCCCCGCGAGTATTCCCCAGGACCCCCCAGGGCTACCCCTTGGGATACCCCCCAGGTACCCTGCCCAGGTCGTATAGATATTGAAGGGGGATACAATACCCCCCGGAGCCCCTTATAACCTGGGGCTTTCTCGAGATACTGTGGCAATACTGTGGCAATACCCCTGAGATACCCTGGGCCCTTCATGCGCGAGCCCCCGCGCCTACGCGACCCCCACGGGGGGTTTTGGGGGGACTCGGCGTATTCTAAAGGACTTCACATATTTCCCCCAAAACTTCCCCCCCAACTACTAGAGGTCGTACTTAGTGTCGTCCCAGGGTCTCTCCCCCTCAATGAACACTTGGATCGGGAAGGTTGTACACCGAAGCCTTTCAGACACCTGCTCCTGAACGCATAACCGGAGAGTATGGTTGTCCTTATCGTATGCCCATTGGGCTGAATCTAAACTGGAAGACTTAGAGCAGCCCAGGGCAGCATCCCCCACAGCCTCCCTGGGGAAGAATTGCAAGAGAAGACCCCAAGTTATAAGGATGAGGAAGGCGAAGAACCTTGGTGTCATAACATTAAGCCCTCCACAGTGATCATAAGGGAGGCTATGTTGTTAACCAGCAGCCCCCCTAAGAGGCATAGAAGTAGCACCAAGATCAAGAAGACCCACTCCAGTCCCGTCTTTGGGGGGCCTCTGTAATTCTTTTTTTGTGGGGTTGGATTCGTTAGGTGCATTAAAGGGGTCCTCTAAGTATTCGCTGTGGTCCATAGTGAACCTGAATAACTGACCCCGAGACATAGCCCCAGCCTTGACCCCCACACTTTCCCCCTCAGAGAAAACCATAAGGGTGGGGATGCTGCGTATTTTATATCGTTGTGGGATCGTGGGTAATCTGTCTATATCGACCTTCCAGACTTCTGCTGAATAAGTTCTAGCGACATCTTCCAGAAGAGCCATCATTGATTGGCAAGGGGCACACCATTTAGCATAGAAGTCCACCAGGACCCCCTTGCTTCTGATGACCTCTTCGAATTGTGTTACCGAATATACTTCTTTAAGTAAGCTCATCAGCCCCCCTCCTAAATAGCTCTAGAGAAGAGGAGACTCCCGATTAACACCCCCATCAGAAACATACACACATTATCTAAAGAGAAGGTCTTAGAGAGCATAGAGATCATAGGTATAGGTCCTTTTAAGGGTAGTTATTGGGGGGGATGTATCCACAGGGTCTCTCTTATCCTATAGGTAACCCTGGGGTTCCAGACTGTCCATAAATGACACCTACCATATATGGTGTTTAGGCCCCTTCCTGTCTACCATATTGACGCCATTCACAAACTTCTCTAGCTCAATATCCAGGAGTTCAGTTCTCCTGTACGTCATCTCTTCTATGGCATCAGCAGCCATCTGTTCTACCCAGTAGTTCACCCCGATAGCCAGGACATCCACACGGTCATCGTGTCTTACAGCCCCACGATCCTTGTTCATCCTGGTGAGTTGGTACATCAATGTATATTGGGGGGCTGATTCTGGGGGATAACCACCAACACTCTCCCAGTCATTCCTGAGAGCATCAGCATCAATGACCAACTTATGTTGATTCATCACAGGCTCCAAGGTATCGATGATCCTCTTTTCCTTCTGTATCGAGTGTTTGACTTCCGTGAGTGTACAGGGGTAGTGCTTATTAATGAATGGAGTGAGCAGCTTACTGAACATCCCATCCCCGAAGTTAGCCTCAATAATGATTTCATTAGCCTTATGCTTCTTCGCAGTGAAGACTAACTTCTCCAGGACTGCATCATCGTATCCACCTTCCTTGATGCCCCCAAAGTCTACGACCCAGAGGAATCCATTCAGCATCTTAATGACCACATAAGAGGTTTCATCCTTACCTCGCCCAGAGGGATCAATTGCCATTACACAGCCAGTGTAGGGGATGTGGTCCCCGATCTTATCTCCCAGCCACAGCTTATCCCCCCTTAATCCTAGGTTGGGTATATCTACAGCTTCCTCCCTACTCTTAACGACCCTTTCAGGTGCTGTCTGCTCCTCGCAGTTCATCACGATTAAGTCTGAGAGTTTAAGCGGATACTTGGTGATATCTGAGAGTGAGGTGTCTAGCATGAACTGCAAAGAGAACCCAGATCGCCCATACGATAATTCCCGCTCCACGAGATCATCGTTATTGAAGCGTTTCGGGTCTGTGGGATCACCAGCCGCCCCTGTTCTCATTACCGGAGCCAATCTTTCTCCTAAGCGATCCCTTAGTTGCTCGCTTGGAAACCTAGCCGTCCATATTCGACACTCATAGCCTCTATTCGGCATTTCTTCGTACAGGGACATCTCGCATTGAGGTGTTCCCAAATACACAACCCTGCCGTTGGGTTTCAAGATTGCATCAAATTCCTTTACGCTCTCAGAGAGCTTATCCCGCATAACCTGAGTGGCGGAGTTATTGGGGATCTCGATGTCATCCGCAATGATTAAGTCTGCTCTAGATCCCGCTAATTGCCCCGTGATCCCTACGCTCTTCACAGAGGGACTGTGGGACGGAGTTGCTGGAGCCACATCAAAGGATATCTTAGACTGTCTTTGGCCCTCTCTGGGGTTCAGGTGACGTAACACAGGCATATCTGCGATTAACCTTTGGGTGAAGGTCGAGAAGTCATCCGCCCTGATCTTTGAGGCGCTTACCACCAGGATCTTCTGCTCAGGATTCAAAAGAAGCTGGTGACAAGCGAATGCAGAGGTAATATAGCTCTTACCTACTCCCCGAAAAGCCTCGATTACAAGCCTCCTGGGCCCTCCCTGGAGATAGTCCGCTATATCGTACTGAACTGGGGTGGGTTCCGGTAATCCAAGGTGCTTCCAGGCCAACCAAAGGAAGTTCTTGAAGGAATTAAGGCTCTTCACCCCTAATGCCTTGGGGTCTTAACCAATTGTTCCTCAAGTTGCTCCTCAACAGCAGCATCCTCATCGAAAGGCAGGCTCTCTAGGAGTTGCTGAAGGGGGCTGTTACCTGTGGGGATCGCTTCGATGCCATTATCCTTCAAGAACCTTACGGCTACTCCAAGATCATTGGCCTTAGCATCCCCACTCTCCACCCTTTTAAGTAGTTCTTTGCACAACGCTGTGTGTAGTAGGGCCAGGATATCCTCGTTGGTTTCCATATTAACTCCGTTTCGGTTGCTTCTTGCGGTTCTTAGCTCTGCTTGTGATGGTGAGGTTAGAAGAACTGTTGTTATTTGGGTTCATGTCCTTATGATGCACTTCCCTGGAGTCTCCTACGCCCAACCCCTTCTTGCGTCTGGCTTTATTACGATTAGACCTACGCTTCCGCTGTGAAGGTTTGGCGTGGTACTCATCGTACTCCTTCCGGTAGTTCCTACTCGCTCTTGCCATCACCAACCACCATACCGATTAATCCAGAGCCAGCTATGGTTGCCGTGATGATCTGCTCCCGTAACTCTGGGGCTACACCAAGTCCCATAGCCCCGAAGAACATGATCATTCCTCTGATCGTTGAGGCTTCTGAGAGCCTAGCTAAAATGTATCTAAGTATATTCACATATCTTCCTTTTGTTATTTAGGGTTATATGGGGACTGACCCTGGGGCCCCCCTTAAATAAATGCGTTTATTAGGGGAACATCATTGCCACGGTAGCTCCTAAGCCCGATTCCTTGAGCATGAGCATTGCTATGGCACCAAAGGCAGTAAACTTTATCTGGTGGAGGCATTTGTTGATCTGTTCTAAAGACTCTGCGAGTTTCATAGCAGTAGCTCTAACTTCTCTAATATCCTCCTCATGCTCTTTAGTTCTCCACTCTAGCTTGGCTATGCGGGTTTCGTATTCTACTGCCACTGGTTATTCTCCAGTAGGCATTTGCTGTGCTTCAATCATCGCCTCAAATGCCGCAATGCACTCAGGTGTCCATGTAGCATTTGCGATTGCAACAACCCGTGGATCTTGCTCACTGAGGTCATCACCCGGTGCTAATACATGACGATGGAATGAACTGGACAATACTGCCCCGTCTTCCAGTACCCGAGTCGCGGTTCTGACTTGGATTTGTCCCATTTCTAAGACTTCAATCTTGTCAACGGTTACTACTTTTTCTAATGCCATTTCTATTACTCCTGTTATTAAA